TTATCAAATGCTGGCGTAGTCATAAGAATCTTAAAGTTTGCTAATGGTGCAATAGTTATGTAGTCGTTATTGCTAGGTGTTAAATATGGATCACCAGGTGTAATTACTACGCTGTTAGCTAATAGCGTTGCTGGTGGAAAACTAAAGGTTGACCATACGCCTGCATTGGCTAAGTCTGTTGCAAGTGTGCTGCGTAGTGTGGTAATTGCAGCTGGCATTAGCCGACCAGTGAATTAGGACTAGAATACGGTTGGATGAGACCACGTACCCGATTTATCAGTTGGTACCCCATTCTATAGGGACTTGCAGTGATCCCATCCATACCTACCCCACCAGTCTGACTAACTTGACGGCTTTGCCAGATATCAACCGCGACTATCATCGCGGCTTCTCTTATGGCCGGGGTCGCAGTGTAAGCCTGTGCTTTATGCTCTGGGCCAAGTGCTCGGCCGTATGGTTTAATAAAATGAAAGTTATCGTCTGCAGCTGTCTTTGCGTATTGAATAATGCTGTAGCCGTTAGGGTATGAACTAAATGCGTATGTACTCCAGAATGCTGTGCCAATACTTGCCGGCACTGTAGTGCCCGGAAATGATCCTGTTAATGTGTATGTGCCATTGTATGTGCTTCCACAATTACTTACTACTATTGATTGGCCAGTCACAAAGATACCGGGATTTGCTAATACTAAAGTTGCTACGTTATTGCTTATAGATGAGCCGACTACTGGGGCATCGTTATGCCATAAATAACCTTGTATTAAATCTTCTGCCGATTGGCAGCACTCTTCTACGGTTGCATCGGTATATAAAGTGCCTATTCCAAGATTTGTGCGTAATTCTTGCATAGTTACCATTGCAGCGGCCATAGTGTCCTTTCTTAAAAAGCTCCTCTAGGGCTAGGGCTACTAAACCCTAGAGGATTATTAAATTAACTAACTTATTACGTTAGGTTGAAGCGGCGAACGCCACCAGCAACTAATACACCAACAGCCATATATCCATAGAGAGAAGTTTCAATTTCTCCTGTGGTTGGAATATTGGTTGAAAGTCGTAGAATTGGTGACTCGTAAATTGATACTGAAGATGGAACTACAATAAATGCAGACTCATCGATAGTTGTTGAAACTGCATTTGGATCTACATATAAGTCTAAACCAAGCACGTTTCCGCGCAGCGATGTAGGCACTGAAGACCCAGCATTATTCATAGGGTTAGCGGCATTGTAGATTGGGCGACCTGTTGAATCGGTTGCGCCTAATAGTAGTGACCACTGTGATGTACCAGCGATGTACTTAGTTGCTAACTCACCTGTTGCAAGATATGCAGCTGGTGCTTCTGTAGATACGTAAGAGATAATTCCTGCAGATGATGCTGCTACTGCTGTAGCTTGTGTGCCACTTGCTGTAAGAGCTGCAATTACGGCAGCATCCGTAGCCTTATTGTACGCCCGGGTCATGTTGTCTAACATGGCTGCAAAAAATTCTGGAGAAGATCTTTCCAGAATCTCAAGACTGTAGCGTTGAAGTCCGGCATATTTCTTAACTGTTAGATTTACATAACTGGAAACAATTCCGGTTTCTGATGGGCCCGCTGCTTCCGCAGTTTCTGCCACGGTTCCGCTAGTGGTAATTTTTGGAACACTTATGGTCATTCCGGCTGCCGGAAGAGCACGTGATCCAATTGCATCAATAGCTGGTCGTGATCCAATAAGTGTATCTACTACTGTAGGTACGAACTGTGTTGGAGAAAATGCTGGGTTAGTGGTGAAAGAATCATCGGCGGCAGTCATAAATTTTGCTACGTCTGCTTCTGCTTTCATTACCCACTGTGCTGACTCGTGATTACCTAATTTTGCTTTGATGCTGTGTTCTAGCATGTGTGCTTGTGTCTTAATTGGTGAGCGAGGCTCTGTATAGAATGATGCACTAATTGTTGGGCGTGCAGCCTCTACTGGAGCAACCTCTACCACTGGTACTGCTGTTGGCTCGGTGGTGTTGTCCACTTGTGCCTCACTTTCCGTAGTTGGTTGATTTGTTGCGTCCGCTTCGCCTTCGCTAGCGGCAACTTTAGTTACTTGTGCTTCTGTAAATGCTGGTGACTCAACCAAGCTGACCTCTTTTAAGGTGGCTTTAGTTACATAAATATAATCTTTTTTCTGTGATGATTTAATAACATCTACTCCCACAGATAGACCATCTATTAATTGCTCACTTGCAAGCATTAACGCATCTGATCCTTGCATACTTGCGCTGATCTTAAAGCTAGCATAAATGCCATCTTCTGCTTCATTAAAATTCTGCATACGGCCAATAGGCTTATCATTTCTATGTTGCATAAGCATCTTTATCTTGCCGGGATCACCGACATCTATTGAACCTTTAGCAAAGACAACTTTACCAACACTTGTATTGCCGGCGGTCTCAAACGGGACAATTTTGCCAGCAATAACTCTACGCTCGCCGTCTGCGCTTTCTATTTGGCTATTAAATGTAAGAATCAATTTGAATCCGCCCATGTTAGTACTGCAAAGGTAAATGATGGGGTAGTACCACCGATTGTGCCGACTACTCTTAATTGATCGGTAAATGCAGTAGTTAATCTAATTACTTCTCGTGTAACACCTGTTGCTTGTGTAAATGTAGCAATAGTATTCCAGTTAGTGCCATCTACTGTGTCCTGCACTACCACGTCTAAAGTAGGTAGTGTGCCGCTAGCTGCGCTAACGTTTAATTGCATTACTAACTGTTTAGCAGCGGCTAAGCCAGTAACGGCTGTGCCAGTAACTGTTGCGGTGCGAGCAGCTGACGCTAATAGCGTTACCGTGCTTGCAGGTATATTGGCCTGTTGTATATCACTCATGCATTTTCTCCTTTAGTGCTGTTAATGTACTCAGCATCGCCACTTTCATTTCCGCTGGGTGTTAGATCTTCCATTTCTTTTGCTTGCTCTAGGTCTATAAGTCCTAAAGTCAACATCTTTTCTATTGTCTCTAATCTTGCTTTGTCATCTGATCTTAAAAATGTTTCGCTAATATTAAAACGCACAGTATGTCCGGCAGCTGTAACATCATTCATGCTAAGTCTGTCTTCTATTGCACAAATATAAGGCTGTAGCGAATAAGAAACAAACTCTTTCCGGCCGTCAATAATATTTTGATAGGTCATGGAATTATTCATATCTGCACTTATGTAATATGCAGGTACATTCATAGCACGTGCAATTTGTGTGGCTAAATATTGCGATGCCTCGTTATACATCATATCTTTAGGACTAAAGCCAACAGTTTCATAAGATAATGTGCTAGTTAGATATGCAGTAGATCTTGATTGACGTGCTGCCTTCCAAGCTGCTAATAATCCTTGTACTTGTGACTCTGGCATATCTGCGCCAGTATTTTTTATAAAGCCAGTAGCCATTGGTGTCTGTGCTGCTACAGCTGCCGCTTTTTCTAAATCTAATGCGCTTTGTATTGTGCGCCCGGCGGTTTGTAATACGCCTTGTGTAAGTCCTTGAAAGGTAATTAAACTTCCAACTCCTGACATGGGTAATTTTTCGTTATCCAATGTGTAATATAAAACTTCTGTGCCTTTAGCATTTAATTGTGGAACTACACGAGTATTAGCAACCCATTCAAAACGAGATGGACGCAGGTCGTCCGCAAATATTTCGGTGACACGCCAGTATGCAACTCCGTAAAATATAAGACTATCGACAGTCCACGAGATAGTGACGGATCGTGGCTGTCGAATATCTGGCTGCTCGCACCAGAGTGGCTTCGGTAATTCTGCACCTGTAGATTTTTTGTACAGCTCTAATGGTAAATATCCTATAACACCTTTAATTAAATTAGCGCATCTGTTAACCGCGGGCACTTGTGTCGCAAGTGTACGATCCATCGGACCTGCACCGAATGTGTTATAACCAAATCCAATAATGCTATCGCCCATAACAGCTGGGGCATATTGCGCCTGTACGGTTTGTTTATTATTAGTTAGACCTAATGCTGACAATATACCCATATATATACTTTATACCATAAAACAGACTAATAGTGCAAATTAGACAAAGATTTGCGCTGTTTGTTGCGGTCTACTTAATTGACTTACCACCATAGCCAAAGAAATGGCAGCTGTAACATCTCCGGCTGATTTACGTCTTATTATACGCCAGCCAGCATCGTTAGTCTTAGCTGCACAGTTATTTAGGTGCTGTACTAGATCTGCCTGACCACTATGCACCATCCGGCCGTTAGCCATACTGTCTGATAAGTCTGAACAAGCTTGATAGAAGGCTTGACCTGATACATCTTGCATACGCCAGCCGCTTTGCTCTAATCGTGTCGCTATTGACTGTGTGGCGTACTTATCAAAGCAGATAATGTGTGGGTGATACTTACGTGCCCACTCGTTTACGTCACTTGCCATTTTAACTTCATCTATTGCAATATCACTATGCCACAGCTGTGCAAGTCCTACAGCTATTTTGTCGCCTTTCATTTGACCCATAATTAACGCACCTGATCTGCGTGTAGGTGCAATATCAAACGCCATTATAGTCATTGGCCCGACAGGGATCTCTAAGGTACTGTCGCTGCAAGCTTCTATGCTGCCATATACCCATGGACTGACTGCGCTATCTATCCACTGGCATAACATCTCTGTGCGTGTAGCTTCTACGCTATTTGTATTGACTGATTCTTCTAAAGTCTGCTCATTTATTAGATGCGATAATGCAGGGTTAGCCATAGCCCAAGCTTTACGATCATGTATCTTACAGTGCTGCGGAGCTGACCATTCATAGTAACCTAAATTGTCTGGTGGGTAAGATAAACACCTTTCTCGTAGATCATTTAGCACTGTACTAAAACCATCGCCGGCATTACTTGTCATTAGTGTCATAGCGTTGGGTCTTGCACGTGTGACTGGTAATGCGGCTGTAAATGCTTCGGGTGTCCATTCGCGTAACTCATCTATGTATAGAAAGTCTGCAGTTTTGCCCCGGGGAGCGTCCCGGGTGGCTGCTGCTATCTCATACCTTGCGCCATTAAGTAAAGTGATAGATTCTTGACCATTAGCTAGGCGGATCTGTCTTACTTGTTTTTTTAACCAATCATTATCTTCTATTGTGTAAGCAACTTGTCTGAATGTGTCTAATGCCATATTTCTGTTAGAAGACATGCCTAATACGTTCTTAGAGTTCCACAAAAAGAGATGAGCAAGGATAAGCATACGAGCAAGGTGTGTTTTGCCGTTTTGCCGGGCTACTAATACGAGAGCTGTCTTTTTACGCCAATTCTGTTGACTATCTACAGATAAAAGATCATCTAAACACCAGCGTTGCCATGGGATAAGCGGCAAGCCTAT